CCGGGTCGATGGAGCTGGACTCGTAGATGGGCTTGCCCATCAGCTGTTCCGGGCTGTCCTTCCCCAGGTTGGTCCAGAACGAGGAGCCGCCCGCGGTGTCGAGGGCCCTGGTGCGGTTGATCTGGGCCACGTTCGCGACCCAGGCGCAGTTCGGGCTGTTGCGGAACCGCGGCGGGAGGGCCGCGTGGATGGCGTACACGTCGCCCAGGACGTACGCGCCGGTGGTGATCGTGGCGGTGGTGGTGGTCGCGCCGACCACGACGCCCGTGGGCTGAGCCGTGCCGGTCCCGGTGGCGAAGGCGGCTTCTTCTAGCCTGTCCTTGGCGTCCGCCAGAAGGCGCGGCAATTGCTGCCCGAAATCTGTATCGCTCAGAACTTCGAACGATCCAAAAATCCAGGCCGCGGCCTTCAGCGGCGTAATCACGATGTTTCCCACGGTCGGGGACTGGTCGCCGGAGGCGGTGCCTTCAGCGAGCCACGCCGCGGTGACACCCGCAGAGGTTACTCCGTTCCACGTATTACTTGTCGTGGTCTTGACATTGCTAATGCGCCTATACGGATTTGCACTAGCATTGTTTGTGAGCACGATCGTGGGATCCAAGACAAATGGCAGAAGGTATCCGCCAGATGCCACTCCGAGGTTCAGCGCGGCACGGGTCGCGGTGGACATGTGGTCCGGGTCCCGGAGGTACTTCTCGAACGCGTCGTAGTACTCCTGCGACCCGGTTTCGAGGATGTGGCGGGCGATGTTGTTGTCCTTGTAGTACCCGCCGTGCTGGACTTTCTGGGTGGCTTCCTCGGCCCAGTCGTGCTGGATCATCCCGCGCCTGGCGACGACCTCGATGGCGTCCAGCGCCCGGTCGCGGAGCTCGCCGCGGCTGATCATGTTGTCGGACACCTTGTCCATGGCGTCCCACGGGTCGTGCTGGTTGCGGACGACCAGTTCGGGGCCCCTGCGGGCGGGGGGGCTGGAGGCGTAGCCCGGCGGCGGCTCCAGGTTGGCGGGGTCCTCGGCCTGCCGGGTGATTTCCCGGATCTTCTCCATCCGCTCGATCAGCGGCTTGGACTTCAGGTCGAGCTCCTCCCACCTGGCGAGGAGGGTATCCCGCAGGTCGCCGTCCTGCTCGTCGGTGGTCTCCAGGTCGTTTTCCATCCGCTGGAGCTCGTTCTTGATCCTCGCCATCTCGTCGAGGAATTCCTGCAGCGCGGCCATTCCGCGCTCCTTTCGGCTGGTTAGAACACCAGCCCGGCCCTCTCCCTCGCTTCCTTGGAGCGGAGGACGTAGAGGGCGTGCTGGTGGTACCGGGCCTCGTGCTTCTCGTCGCTTGCGCGGGTGAGCGGGGAGCCGGCGGCGGGTTCCTCATCCGGGGGAAGTGCCTCATCGATCTCGTCCGGGTCCGGGGTGAACTCACCCGGAGTGGACATGCGGACGCCGACGATCTCGGCGCCCGAGTAGGCGGGCCACAGCACCGGGCCGTATTCGCGCAGGCCCAGCTCGGTGCGGCGGACGGTGCGCAGGTTCCCGGCGCTGTCGGGGCGGTACCGGTCGCCGCGGCGCAGCTGCGGGTCCGATCGCATGATCCGGCCGGTGAAGCTCTGGCTGGTGATGGACCCGGCACGGATGTTCTCCAGCACCTCATCGGCCAGCGGGGTCTCGGAGTAGCGGGTGCGGGTCAGCAGGCCGCGGGCCTCGGCGCGGATGTCGACGGGGATCCCGATCGGCATGGAGAACCGGTCGGAGGCGGCGCCGGACAGGTCCCGGCCGTGGTTCCACAGCACCTTCACCGACCCGGGGAAGCCGCCGCGGGCGCGGGACGCGTGGTCGATGGCGCGGTTGAACGCGGCCGGGTCGATGACCTCGATGTAGTGACCTTCGTGGTCCTGGATCTCGGCGGGCTCGCCGAACACGGCGGCGTACGCCTCGACGGTGCGGCCGTCGCCGCCGTCGGCGCTGCGGAGGACGTGGATGTCCTCCAGCGCGTACAGCCGCATGTACTCGGCGCGGGACGATGACCCGTTGCTGCTGTCGCTGCTCACATCGATTCCAAACTTCTTGGCTGCGGCCTTGATCTTCGGCATGGCCTTGTCGCCGAACGGGGACTGCGGTGCCCGGGAGAGCGCGTTGGCCGCGTGCGCCCGGTCGTGGACCGGGAAATGCCGCAGCGACCGGGGGATTGTCTTGCCGGATGCGTCTTTCTTGCCGCCGCTTTCGATGTAGGCGAACGCGGAGTCGGGCAGGTCGTTGATCGACGCGGTTGCCATCTCCGCGCGCTGCGTCACTGTCACCGTGGACCTCCCGGCCGCCTTCTTCTCCATCGCCGCGTGCTGCGCCGGGTACATCCCCGTCGCCGCCTTATGCGCGAGATTGCAATACCCTTCCGGGTCCTTGATGTACTTGCCGAGGTGCTCGACACACCTGCGGAAGTCATCAGGCTCGCCCCACCGGATCTTGGCCGCGCCTAAACCCTCGCCGTGGACCCAGTACTGGTGGAGGCGTTCGGTGTCACCCGGATGGGAGTCGGCGACCATTTGGCATCACCTCCTTCTGCACGCACACTGCACGCGCAGCGGGTGTAAAATGGACCTATGGAAACAGTCCGGCACCTTGGCTTGCGCCTGCCCGAGGACTTGCTCATCCGCATGCGTGCGGCAGCAGCCGCAGACCGCCGCTCGCTCAACAGTTGGGCAGTCGTCGCCCTGGAACAGGCCGCCGCTAAGGCAGAACAGGACAGCGGCAAGTGAGCGTCATACGTCCCATCTGGACAAAGACATGCCGCGTATGCAGCATCGAGTTCCAGACGCAGAGCAACCGGCAGGTGACGTGCTCGACAGCGTGCAGGATGTGGTCCCGCAGTCATCCGGGGCAGCCACGACCCGAGATCCGCCCCTGCCCAGTCTGCGGAAACCTGGCCATGAAACGAGCCGGGACCGTCTACTGCTCCGCGCGCTGCCGGGCAGCTGCGGAGAAGCGGCGCAACAGGCCCGTAGCTAGTGAGTACCGGATCTGCGCGGAGTGCCTGCACTGCGGTATCCCGATGACCGGCCGGAGAGCTGGGACTAAGTACTGCTCTGCTGCATGCGAGATCCGGGAGTACAACCATCCAGGCAGCTACGCGCAGCGCGCAGGACGGCGATGCGAGCACTGCGGAACGCCACTCGATGTCAGCGTGCGCCGCGACCAGCGGCACTGCTCGCCGTCCTGCACCGCTATGGCCAACCAGGTCATTCGCCGGGCGCGGCGCCAGGGTCTGCCAGCCGAGCGATTCTCGCGGGTCGCGATCTTCGAGCGAGACAAATGGATCTGCCACATCTGTGATCAACCAGTAGATCCGGCACTCAAGAGCAAGCATCCGATGAGCGCGAGCCTCGATCACCTGATCCCGCTCGCCGTCCCGGGCAGCCCGGGGCACGTTCGGTGCAATGTGGCGCTAGCCCACCTGCGCTGCAATCTCAGTAAGTGCGGCCGCGTCCGCCCGGAAGACTGGGCCCTGCATTACCGCCTTGCCGGAATCCACCGAACTCCCGCTCCAAGTCCTCGATCTGCTTCAACAGGTCACGTAGCTGTGCTGCCCTGATAACCCGCTGGTGCCCGGAAGGGCTTGACGGGAGCAGAGCTTCTACTGACTGGTAATGCCACCCCGTCAGTTCACAAACGTGGTTCCGGCTTACATGCCCAGACCTCAGACTGCAGTCGAGCAAGGCCTGTTCGAGTTGAGGCCGTTTCTCCATACAGGCCTGCAATGAAGGTCCCACGTGGCCGTCCCTGCGGATCTCTGCGGATCTGCGCGGATTCTTGCACCGCAGATGCCGTCTCTTAACGTGGCGATCTCAGTTGGTGGACCCAAGAGAGGTGATCAACGTGGCCGCACAGACCCTGCAAGGCACACCCGAGGACGACGACGGCCTGTTCCCTGGCTTCGGACTCCCGGACCGGCTTGGCCTCGGCCGCGTCTACCTGGCCAGTGATGGCTTCATGCTCAAGCGCGGCTATGTCAGCCGTCCGCAACGCCTGCGGCAGCGCAAGGGCGAGCTACGCGGCCAGATCATCAGCTCCAAGCCGGGCAGCCGGGCCGACGAGGACGCCGACCTGGAACGCGTCAAACGGTGGCGCACCCCCGGCACCGAATGGTTCGCGGTGCCGGACGACCCGGAGGCTCTCTACTGGCTGTGGGAAGACACCACATGCTCGCGTCTGTGCCCGGCCGGCCGGATGTTGCTGGGCGTCATCGCGGCGAACCTGCGCCAGCGCCGGGCAGCCTGATCAGCCTTCCCCTCTGATCAGAGTGCCGCGGCCTGCGCGTCGAGCTGGCCCCGCCGGAGCTGGTGCCGAACTGGCCGCCGGTCGCGGACCCCGCCGGGACGTGCGTCATGTTGAACCGCTGCGCCTGCTGCGCGCCGGACGCCCACGACGCCGCCCACCGGGCCGCCCACGTCTCAGCCATCACGGCCCCACCTGGCGCGTGCCACGGCAGCGAAAGCGTCGAAGCAGCGGCGGTGCGCGAAGCCGCCGGGCATCCAGATGTACCCGCGCCAGACGCCGAATAGCGTCCCGAAGATCGCCGGCCAGGTCATGTCATAACCGCGCGGGGTCGGCTCACGGCACACCGGGCACGTGTCAGCCACCGGCCTCGACCACCTCGATGCTCACGCCGCGATCAAGGATCAGGACCCGCACGTCGTCAGGAAGGCCGAGCCACGCGTGGAGACGCTCGCGCAGCCGGTCGGCCGTCTGATCGCTGAGCTTCTCGTCGGTGCGGACGACGAGCCGGTCGCCGGGCTTCAGCGTCAGCCGCTGAACTTCAGTGATCTCGGGAAGGTCAGGCATGCCCGTTCGCCCCTTCCAGCGCCCGCCGGGCGCTGGAAGGCCGCGGCGTCGGCCTTGACCCGTCGCCGTCGCCTGCGCCAGGTGAGACCGGGCCCACGTCCAGCCGCGGCATCGTCGGCGGCAGCGGAGTCGCCGTCGCGCCCGGCTGCGCCTGCGGCAGCAGGTTCTGCACCGGCTGCGAGCTCCCCGGCGTCCCCGCGCCCCCGGCCTTCAGCTGGGACAGGTCCATCGCGTCCACCGCCGCGATCGCCGACTCGTGCGTGTACCCGGCCTGCACCAGCGCCAGCAGCGCCTGCGCCCGGACGAGGGCGGCCTGGCCGCGTTCCATCTCCCCGTCTTGAAGTGCGGCGATGTCGGACGTGTCGTACCAGAGGCGGTTGCCCGCCGGGACGTCCGCGATCTGCGACAGCGCGCCGCACACGCTGCGCCAGTGCGGGCGCCCCCACAGGTTCGCGAACTTGGTCATCGACTCCTGGAAACCCCGGCCGGCCCCGCGCAGGGGCTCGAGGCCGACCAGGACGCCGGGGACCTCGCACGCCGCCAGGATCCGCTCCGTGCCCACCGCGCTCACGCCGGAGAAATCCATCTGCGACAGGCTGTTGCCGACCAGCGTGATGTCGGCGCCCTGGTCCAGGATGATGCCCTTGCCCGCGTTGTCCGGGCCGCCGTACCGGGCGGCCAGCCGGTCCCGGATCTTGTCGATCGTCGCGTCCTGCAGCCTCTGCGCGTACTTGATGTAGACGTTCGGGCTGGCGTTGTTCTTCAGGTACGTGATCTTGTAGTTGGTCATCCCGTCGTCCCCGGCGACCTCCCGGGCGATCGGCGTCAGAGGGGACATGCCCCGGAAGTCGGCCTGCGGGTCCGGGACCGGCGCCCAGGCCACCACCTCGCCCGCCGGGACGAAGAATCCCTCGTCCTTGGACATGAGCGACTTGGGGGGCTCCCACCAGTAGCCGACGCGCTTCCGGTACCAGCCGCCGCCGCCGACGCGGACCACCTCGGAGATGATCGTCGTCCAGTCTGGCCGCAACCTGACCAGCCGGCTCTCACCCGGCGCGTCCCACACGTACGCCGTCCCCGCGAGGAACGCGTCCTGCTCCATCCGGGCCAGCAGGTCACCGGTCGTCGACGGGGGCCCGAACGGCTCCTCCAGCCTGGCCAGGGACGTGTTCCCGAACAGGTGCTTGTCGTCCTTGGCCTGATACCGAAGGCGCGCTTCGGCGAAGAGCCGCATTCTCACCAGGAGCGCGGCGAAGACGATCGCGTTGGACCCGTGGGCCTGCTGCGCGTACGCGGCCAGCTGCGGCAGCACCGGCTCACGGTCGGGGGAGGCGTAGGAGGTGGTCAGGACCGACGCCCCGGTCGCCATCCCCTCCCAGTAGCCGTCGCGCCTGATGAGGCGGTCCCAGAGCCTCACGCGGCGTGCCGCGCCTTCTCCAGCACCTGCGCCAGCGTCGGCACCTCATGCACAGACGGCGCCGCACGGCCCCCAGCCTCACGCAGCAGCGCGTACACGCCCACCGCCACCGAGTCAGCGATGACGGCCAGGCCGAGCGCCCACACGCCGATCAGCGCCGCGCCGCCCAGGATCCCGGCGAGGGACAGCAGCAGCAGGCAGGCGGACAGGCGCATCGTGCCTCCTAAGCTTGGCTCCGTGGCCCGCATCGAGGATCTGTACGACGACCCGGCGATAGAAATTGAGCTGACCGGCGGCGGCTACTTCGACGGCCGCCGCATGCACGTCCCCGACAACCGCGACACATGGCTTTTCCCGGTCCCGGTAGACATCACGCTGGGCGGCCCGGAACCCGACGTAACCAGGCCTATGATGACCGCCGAGGTGTACCGCTATACCGGCAGCATCCGCGACGACGGGACGCGGGTATTCCGGTTCGCGTTCCGGTCCTAGACCTGCCAGACGCCGGGCGTGGCCAGCTCCTCCCACCGCGCGAACGCCCACGTGGCCAGCGTCGCCGCCACCAGCGGGGACTGGTCCACCACCACCCGCCGCTCCCACGCCTGCGCCCCCGCCAAAGGCCGCTGCTGGGCCGCCTGGACGGCTGCGGTGAGCGGCGGCTGCCCCAGGTGGGCGAGGCGGCCGTCGTTGACGAGGTCCAGGAAATCCCCGTGCGCCACCACGACGTCCGACGTCGCGGGCTGCGTCACGAACACCCCCGCATCAGCCAGGGGCCGCAGCAGCGTCCCTGCCTGCGAACGCGGGTCCACGACGGTGGCCACCGGGTCATGCTCAACGCTCAGTGCCGCCAGCCGGGTCACGGCACCGCGCGGATGGTCATACCAGACGAGATCCACGACGATCCGGGTGCCGACCTGCTCCTCGCCGTCCACCGTGATCTTCTCACGGCCGGCCGCCACGACCGCCGCATGCTTCCGGTCTTCGGAAATCTCGACCGCTAGGGCAACCTCGCCGCTCACGTGAACTCCAGGACACCCTGACACAACCGCAGCGCGGCCCGCTCCGCATATGGCTCGTACAGTTCCACGCCGACCGCCCGCCTGCCGAGGTTCCTGGCAGCGACGAGAGTGGAACCTGCGCCCGCGAACGGATCCGCGATCACGCCGGGTGGGCAAGCCTGGATCAGCGTCTCCATGACGTCCACGGGCTTCGCGTGGGGGTGGCCGTAGCGTTTGGCGATGGTCATGGAGAACTCGATCGCATTGCTCGTGAGAACACTTGACCTGCCGCCGAGACCTGACGGCCATGGGCCGATCAGGTAAATCGCCTCTAGGTCGCGGCGAAAGCCGCCCATCGCGCCGAACTGTCCTGCTTGCTGCGGCTTCAGGTAGGCCATCGTGAGCTTGTTCCTGGCTGGCGGGGCGAGCATGAGATCCCCGAACGCCACGGCTGGCCGGTCACCCCACATAGTCAGGGCCGCATCCCTGGTGGCTGTGTCCCCGTCACCCGCGATGCCGCCGCTCCGGCTGAGGAATGAGCGGCCGTCTAGCTTCTCTGGTGCCGGCCGGTAGCTACGGCCGTAGGGCGGGTCGGTCACCAGCACGTCAGCGCTGAGCCAGTCCGTCACCTCACGACAGTCACCGAGGTACAACGTGACGCACTCATCGGCGTAGTACGGCTTCATAGCCGCACCTGGGCGTCAGCGCACGCCGCCCACGCATCCGCCCCCACGACCTCCCACTGGCCCGCGTCACCCACCGGGTAATCCCCGATCGACAGCCGCTCCCGCGCGAACGCGTCCGGCCCCAGGGCGGCCATCTCCCGCTCCACATACTCCGGCGCGATCCGGATCCCCAGACCAGGATTCGCCCGCGCCCAGTCCAGGGGATCCGCCGGGTCATACGCGTCCTCATCCGCAGACCACTCCAGGAACGCCAGCGACTGATCGCCCCCGGCCACGCCACGCGCCCGCACCCGGCCCAGCTGGATGGAGTCCGGGTTCCCCGCCGTCGACGTGTACCACACCTGCGGATCCGGCCTCGCGGACAGCGTCGGCAGCAGAGCGGCCATCTCCTGGTCGCCCAGCTTGTACGCCTCATCCAGGATCACCAAGTCGGAGGTGAAGCCGCGCCCGGAACCGGACGAGCGGGCCACGAAACGCAGCCGCTTCCCGTCCTTCAGCTCGACCGCCTCGGCACCCGCCGCCGTCCGGATCCGCGACACCCGCGCATCAAACTCCGGCCGGTCCTCAATCAGCGCCCGCACCCGCAGGAACGCCTCCGCCGCCGTCTTGAACTCATGCGCGCTATGCAGGATCAGCCGCACATCCGGGAACAGGAACAGCGCCGCCAGCTCCAGCGCCTCCAGCACCGTCCCCTTGCCGTTCTGCCGCGCCACGATCAGCGCCACCTCGAACGCCGCCCACTTGTCCCCGCGCCGGCGCAGACCCGACTCCAGCACCAGGCGCTGCCACGGATCCAGCTCCAGGCCCGCCACGCCAGCCAGGGTCACCGCGTTCCGGCCCGACGCATCCGAGTCGAACGGCGGCAGCGAGCACAGCCGCGGCTCCTGGTCACCCAGCAGCGGAACGCCGCGCGGCGAGCTCATCAGCGCGCAGGTCATCAATCCTCGTCTTCTCCGGCCGCGCCTCAGCCGCCGCCCGGCGCAAGTCGATCAGCAGCTGCCGCAACTGGGCCGCAGCAGCCGCGGCGGCCACCGCGCCGCGCGAGGTGTCAATCTGGGCGGCCAGGGCGACCGCCAGGGCAGCGGAGCCGTCCGACTGCACCGAGACGCGCAGCGAGCGCAGTTCCGAGCGGACCGCGCGCTCAACTTTGCCGGGAC